CCACAAGCTCAAGGACAGGCTCAACCACAGGCTCAAGGAGAAGGACAAGCTCAACCACAAGGACAGGCTCAAGGACAAGCTCAAGCACCTGCACAAGGTGAAGAAGCTCAAGGACAAGCTCAAGGTGAAGGACAAGCTCAAGAAGAGGAAGAAAATGAAGAAGGTGAAGAAGAATTACCACTTTAATCTATATTAAAAAGTAAATATTAAAAAATGAAAAAAGTAAACAGTTTTAGATTATTTGAAAGTATCAATTATGGATCTTGGATATCTTGTGATGAACAACTTCCAGATGAAAATGAATTTATTTTAGGATATTGTGGTCCTTATAATGAAATACAAAAATCCGACCCACATTGTGATGTAGTTAGATTAACACGATTACAAACTACAGGAGGGTCTTATTCATCTAATAATAAAAAAGATTATGAATGGAAAACTTTTGGTCCTAAAACATATTTTGGCCAAGAAATAAGTCACTGGATGCCACTTCCACAAGTTCCAAATTAAAAATATAAAATATTCAAGGATTAAAACCCATCAAGAAATTGATGGGTTTTTTATTTAATATATATGTTATGAAATTCATTAAAACATTTGAAAGTTATAATGCTGATACACTAATCATAATTGATGTACAGAAATCATTTAAGAAATTCTTTTCGGAGATGTATCTAAATGAGTTGAAAAAATATTGTAAAAACTTTCAAAGTGTTTATCAAATATGGGACAATCACGTCGATGGTAAGAACGTAGATAAAGATTATCTATATGATGACAATCCTGATATCCCTGTTCACAAAGATCTTTATCACTTTCCAAATCAAAAAAAACTTATAGAAAAAAGATATAACTATGACGTTGATGCTGATTTCTATAAAAAGATTTTAGATAAAGATGTTTATGATAAAATCAGTAAAATGGAAGAAGAAAAATCATTAAAGAAAGGTGATATCTTCAATACTAAAGAAGGAACTATTATTACTTTTATAAACAACAATCATGTTTGGTTCCATTGTCCTATCAAACTTTATGAATTATTAATTTCACTAAAAGGCAGAGAAGTTACAATTGTTGGAGGTGCTGACTCTGAATGTTTAGAAGATGTAGTTACAACTGCTGAAAGTATTGGAGTTAAAATTAAAAGAGATTATAAGTATATTTATACTGCTAGTAGTTGTCCTATTTAATTACTTTACAAAAGCATCAACTTGATAACCATTGAGTGTAAAGTTAACAACCATAATCTCCTGATGTCTTTCCGGGTCTTCTAAAAATTCAACTGATAGTTCATATTCCAAACCATCTATTTCTGGAATATAATCAGCTATTTGTGCTTTTATATCAGCTTCAACTGACTCCGCGGATATTCTTGTTTCATGTAGTAGTTTAACAAGGTCAGCTCCAAAATTTGGATCTCCCAATAACTCACCTTTATTAGTGAAAATAATAACCTCATATTTTTGAATAACAACTCTAACCACATCATCTTCTATGATATCAGGAGTTCTGTATAAAGGATGACCAGGATAACCAATATAAAAGTCTATAAAATTAAAATTACTCATAAACTTATATATTAAATATACTATCTACTAATTATATCTCTAATTTTACCGATGATAGTCATTCCTAAAATTATAGGGTCAGTATTAGTTTCTAATTTAGAAGCATAGTCAGATACAACATAGTTACACTCAAACATTTTATTAACATCTGATTTTTTCTCTTGTATAATCCAATCAATGAATGGTGTTCCCAATAATGAAATCATATTATCTATTTTCTCAGCCCCAAATGACGACATTAAAAAATGATACACTTTCTCATAATCATAAGAATCGTCATATATCATATTATATAACTCTAACTTTACTTTATTAGAAACATTCTGACCAGATGAAGAAACCTCTCCAGTTTCTATAAAACTCTGTACCTCGACCATTATAGATCTAAAGTCTGGAAACTTCTTAGTAATAATAGAAACTAAATTATCTTTTGGAATCTCACTTACTTCTTTTGGTAGAATAACATTATTGATTCTCTTATAAATTTCTGTTTTAAGATACTTCTCTTCATCCACATTCTGACAATCAAAATCTATTTGAGGTATTCTTGATTTAATTCCATCAGAAATCTTATTGATGTGATTGGTTGTTATAATAAACCTAACATTCTTATTATACTTTTCAATGAATGCCTTGAAAGCATCTTGGAATTGAGCAGATACTCTCTCAAACTCATCTAAGAAAATATATTTAATATCAGAATCACTAGACATCATTGGAGTAAACTTACAAAAGTCTTCTATCTCATTTCTAAGAACATCAATAGATGTAAATAACGAACTATTCAATTCTAAAAATGGTTTATCTTTTGTATATTTTCCAATTAGTATTCTAGCTAAACTGGTTTTACCGGTTCCATAGTGACCATAGAATATATAGTTTTGATTAACTCCATTCTCAAATTGTTTTCTGATACGAGGAAGTAAAATGATATCCTCTAATGTTTTGGGTCTCCATCTCTCCCACAATAATAATTTATTTAAACTCATATAATTAATATTCAATACTAGTGAATATGTTTTATGAAATGTAAGACAAAAGTTTTTATATATATCCTAACAATTTTTATAAACTATGATAGGAGACAGATTTAATTTCGAGGACGTATTTTTCAGAGACTTAACGGTTTGTGTATTAGATACATTAGAAGGACAAGTAAAATGGGTAAATAAATTTACATCAGGTGATGTGTTTGTTCAGGTACCATTTTATTACTCACTAACAGGTGATGAAAGATTCTTATTAGACTCATTTCAAGATGATATAGTATCCGAAAATAGATTTGTTGAACTAAATACGGATACTATCCCAAGGGGTCATTTAACAATGACTGGATTTAATATAAAATCAGACGAGTTTGCCAATCCAAATGTTTGGTTGAGAATGGTAGTTGAGAATGAATTAGAAATAAGAAAAGTTCTAGCAAAAGTAAGAGCTATTCCAATATCAGTGACTTATGATTTGACAATTACTTTATCAAATGAGATTGACACTTTCAAATGTAGTCAAGCTATTATGGATACTTTGTGGATTTATAAGTTTATGTATTTTGAACACAACTTTATGAATATAGATGCTGTTATTCTAATGCCGGATACAAATCAAATTGAAATGTCGAGAGAAAAGAATTTATCAAGTGATAATAATATCACATTAAAAGCTTCTTTCACAGTTGAGACTTACTATCCAGCATTTAGAAAAGATAGAATCAGTGCTACTGGATATCCAACATCTTATGGCGATGATAACATAACTAGAGATCTAAACGAGTATCCAATAGAAGATGGATTCTCAGATTTATTTAGACAACCACCATATGGAAATGGAGTTGGAAATGGATTCCCTAATGTATATCAAGGAGGACCTCCAGGATATCCACGTCCTTATCCACCTTTTGGACCAAATGTTGGTGGTGATGAAATTGTTATAACAGGATCAGGTGTTGGTTCTGGAGGTGGCACAGGAGGAATAGGAGGAACCGGTGGAGGTGGCGTATGGCCGATTGGTTACACATCTAGTTGGTTCCCAGATAGTAATCCGGGAGGTGATGGAGTCGCTCAAACTATAGTAAATGGTCAATACCAAAGTGATCCTGACTACTTTATGACAAATCCTCGAAGAACTAGATGGTTTAGTAATATACTAAGAGCTAGGGAAAGAGCAGCTGCTGGAACTAGTAATCCAAATGCCGGAAATCCAAATGCATCAAATAATGGAAACCCAAATAATTAAAAACAAAAATGGTAAAAAATCACTTTTTAGCCTTAATATATAGTTTAAATAAAAAAAAATATTTTAAAATATGAAGAATCTTAAACTCGAATTGTTTAACTTCAAAAAAGACCTCTCCCTTGATCAAGAAGAGATCTCTGTAATCATAGAAGGACACATGAATGCTTGTAATGAGCACTCTGAAAAGACTATAATCAACTCATTGAATGAGAGATTAAAGCCTTTCACATATGATAAAGAAGTAAAGAAGTTAATTGAAAGCCTTAATGATGATATGAGCAACTATGAGCTTTTATATGAATTAAAAAGTTTATATAATGTACTTAATTCACAAAATCAAGGTGAAATATACAGACAACCAATTAATGTTGTTTTACAAACAATTAATCTAGACTCAGATCAAGATAGAATGGCTAAGATTCTTAACGAATTGGCTATTTATGACTGGGTACCAGAAGTTAAATTATTTGTACACAATTTAACATCATCACCAGAGAAAAGAACTAATCTTTTAAGTGGTGGTAAAGGCGAACCAATATTTACTATCGTTGAACAAGTTGAAGATGGCCATATTGCTTTAGTTAAAGATTCTTGGTTTTTATTAACAGAAAATTCAATTGAAAAAACATTATTAGAAAATAACATTAAAGATGAGGAATCATTAAGAACTCTTAGAACTTTAGAAACAGCTATGAAATATGCTACTATTTCTGAAGATAGAGTTAACTTTAGAATTTCTGAATATTTAACATTAGGTTTAGCAGTAAATGGTAAAGGTGGTATTTATATCAATGATGATGAGATGAATGAAGAAACTACATTAGAAAGTTTATTCTCTTCTCCTATCGTTCCTATCGTTAACAAAAACTTTTATCCAGTTTTATTAGAAGTATCTAAAAACTTAGATAAATTTGTTGAGTTAGATGTTGTTAAAAGAGTACAAAACTTAATCAACCCTTATTTAGAGTGTTTCGCATTCAACTATAAAAACAGTACATTCTTATACAGATGTGATGAAAGATATGGTAACTCATTCTTCAAATACGAATCAGCTATTGAATTAGTGAACGAAGTAAGAAATGAACTTAATTATGACTTAACTTATTTTTATGAAAATAAATTAGGCAAAGAAATAATTGTTAAAAGAAAACTTGAAGATAAAGAAAGAGAAATCACTTTGAAACTTGAAGATGTTAACTTCAATATTGAAAAAGTTAAAGGTTCTATTAAAATGATTGGTGAATCTGAAGTGTTATCAACAGCTCTTAAAAACTTAGAGAAAAGAAAAACTAACCTTGATGGTGAGTTACTAGGTGTTAAAGAACTTCAATATAACGAAAGAATTAAACTTTAATTTTAATTAGATATTAAAAATCCTCAAAGAAATTTGAGGATTTTTTATTTTTAAAACTTTTTTAGTTAATTAATATATAACATGAAAGCATTCCAAAAAAGAGTTCAGTCTCTTACAAAAAATAAATGCTAAATTAATGTATTTTTTATATAATCTTATTGATCCAATAACAAATGACATAAAATATGTTGGTTATACTAAAAATCCAAAAAGAAGAATCTGGGAGCATATTAGAGATGCTAAAAAGGGTATAAAAACTTATAAATGCGAATGGATTAGGTCTCTTTTAGATAAGAAAAATATCCCTATAATGGAAATAATTTCTGAGTATGAAAGTCATAATGAGATTGTAGATGAGGAAATGAAACTTATTCAAGAATTTAGGAATATTGGATACAAGTTAACAAACCTAACAGAAGGTGGTGATGGTCAGAAAGGTGGTAAACTAAAAAAGGATCATCCATTTTTCAATTATAATACTGGTAGGTCAATGTCTGATGAGTCTAAATTAAAATTATCAGAATCTAGAAAAGGTATAATCTTTACAGAAGAACATAAAACCAAATTATCAAATTCAAAAATCGGCAAAAAAAGAAGTGATTCTTCAAAAATAAAACAATCCATATCTAGATCAAATATGATTGAAGTTGTTTGTTTAAATGGAGAAACTATTATTTTTAACAGTGTTATTGATGCTGTTAAATTTACTGGTGTTAATTCAAATCAAATTAATAAATTAATAAATGAAAATAGAAAGTCAAGAAAAGGATTTCTATTTAGAAAAATAAAAACAAAATATGTACCTCAATAATAAAGATTTATATGTAGAAGTAATAGTATCTAAAGCACAAGGAAAACTAACAAGAAACGCAGAAAAAATGTTAGAGCTACTAGCTAAAAAGACGATAAAAAAAATGAGATATTGGTCTAACGATGATAAGTTAGATTGTTACCAATCAGGATTATTAGATATGTTCCAAAACTGGTATAATTTCAACGAAGATAAATCTGTTAACGCATTCGCATACTTTACAGAAGTATTTAAGAGAGGTATAGCAAAAGGTTATAACGAACTTTATAAGAAAAAAGGTGATAACGACCACTTAATTAAATTAATCTCAATTGAAGGATCAAATGACGGAATGGGACTCCACTCACTCTAATATCAATCTTAAAACATTTGATATAGTTATGACACCATCATTTGGTGCTAGCATACCAATCAAGTCTCGTTTCTCTTCTAAACAAAAAAGACGAAAGGAAAAAATTCAAAACATATTTAAAATAAAAAAACCACTCATTTGAGTGGTTTTTCTTTTATCATTAATATTATAATTGAGATTCAACTTCAGAATAAACTGTTTCTAACATTTTAAGTGAAACTTGATAAGGATCACAGTTAGAAGCTGGTCTTCTATCCTCAAAATATCCTTTACCTTCAATAATAGCTTGTGCAGGTATTCTAATTGAAGTATCTCTTGTACTATACCCAAATGAGAAGTCATGAATACTTGATGTTTCGTGTTCTCCAGTCATTCTTTGGTCATTACCAAGTCCATAAACAGAGATATGGTCATTATGTCTTTCTTTTAACTTTTCCATAGTTTCTTCGATAAGTTTAAGACCACCTTCTTCTCTCATTTCTTTAGTTGAGAAGTTAGCGTGACAACCAGAACCATTCCAATCTCCTTTTAATGGTTTAGGGTGTAAAGAAACATTAACATTATATTTCTCAGCAACTCTTTGTAATAAATATCTAGAAACCCATAATTGGTCAGAACCATTTAATGATTTAACAGGACCAATTTGATATTCCCATTGACCCAACATTACTTCAGCATTGATACCAGATATATCTAATCCAATTTCAATACACATATTCATGTGTTCTTCAACAATATCTCTACCAGTAACAGTGTCTGCTCCAATACCACAATAGTAATCTCCTTGAGGTCTTGGTGATAAACCATTTTGTTCAAATATTTCAGGTGTAAAACCTAAAGGAATTCCAATTCCATCTCCAAATGGTCTTAATGGCTTATGTGTTAAAGTATATTCTTGTTCCCATCCAAACCAAGGTAGTTCAGATTTATCCATATCTTCAGTAATTGATAATTCATTTACTTTTTGTAAAAGTGCTCTTCTATGATTACTTTCGTGTACAGAACTATCTGGATTAAGAACTTCACAAAAAACTAATCTATCATTTTCACCTCTAAAAGGATCTCTTGATACAAAAACAGGTTTCAATAAACAATCTGTATTTTTTCCTCTTCCGGATTTAGCTTGTTTAGTTGAGCTACCATCAAAAGACCATACTGGATAATCTTCTGGTGACATACTGTCCACATTTTGAATTTTTGTTTTACTTCTTAGTTGTTGAGGTTGTGACCCATCTAGCCAAATATACTCTAATTTCATCATAATAGTTTTTTTTTATTTTATATCATTTATCAAACTTTGTTTATTATCAATAATATATTTAGTAAATTTTTTAATATGAATAAGGCAATTTTACAAATTTGGGAAGAATCAAGTATCGATAATAACATTTTACCGGTTGGTGGAACATTACATATAGATATTAAAGAAAGAAATGAGTATGTTAATAAAATGTACGAAGGAAGAGACTTAAATCAAATTCCAAATAACTATGAGAGAATATCCGGAAGTGAAACAGAAGTATTAATTAATGATTCAATCTTTAATATTCTTTTAGAAAGAAAGACTGTTATATTAGAAGAATATGAACTAAATAACTTAGTGAATATGAGTGAAATTATGATTGATAATGATTGATATTATTATATACACATTTTCTTTACTATTCATATGGAGTAATGTCTACTACGTCATCAATTATAATAGATTAGACAAAAGATTTGCTGAAAGAGATAGAAATTCAAAAGTTGATTTAATTTACTATGTAACAAAAGTTCTTTTTTGGATATGGTTAGTAGTTGGTTTATTCACCCCGATAAAGTATATTTTTATGATAATGATGGGAATAGGTTTGATAAGAATTCCAATGTATCATATAAGTAAAAATCTAACTTCAGTTTGGTTTAGATTAACACCTGTTTTTTATACTATATTAATGATACAAATTTTAATTGAGATATTTAAACATTAAATTTGTTTAAGTGTTGTTCTGTTATTATTATGAATTCATATCCTTTTTTATTACACCAATTAATCATAGTTTCCCATTTGTTTTTGTTTTTATAAGCCATTTTTAGGTCATACTCGAAACTTTTTAGTTTTTTAGCACCCTTTTCAGGAACACTTAACTTACCTTCATTAAGAGCGATAACCATATTATATTCTTTCATTGGTTTAACTTCAACAACTATTTGTTTTAGAGTACCATCACTTAATCTCATCTCATAATAAAAATCAGGATAATAACAATGTTCTTTGATTTTAGAATCACCATTATTGAAATGTGTCATTTGATAAGGTATTTTTAAACACTCAGCTCCCCACTTTGTTATAGCTGGATTATAATCTAACCAGTGCATTATTTTCTTTTCCCACGAACTTCTAAAATAAACTCCACCTTGTGTATTTAATTTTATAACCTTATCTTTGTTATTAGGAACATAATTTCCCTGGTTATAGTTTTTATTGTTAGGTTTAGAATTTAACATAACTTTTTTATTTTTATATATAAATAAAAGTTGAATCTATGGGAGAATTAGTTGAGAGAGTTAAATTAAATCTGTTAGTATATGGTGATGGACTTGTCGAAAACTTCCGAAATAACTCATTATACTTTTATGATAAATATCAAAAATCTGATAATGAGGTAAAAAATGTAAAGGTGTCGGATGTTTATCCTGGTGGTTTTTATTTCTTTCATTATAAAGACGACTCAAATTGGATGAAATGGTCTCCAGTATTTATCGCTGGTTATAAAAAGTTTTCTAACCAAATAGTTTTTTTCGCGGTTAACTTCAACTTTATACCACTAGAAGTAAGAGCAATGATATTTGACAAGTTTATAACTGAAGAAGATTTTACAAAAGATAAGTTTTTAAAAGTATCATATGAAGGAATGTATGAAGAATTAAAAAGATTAGGATTTGAATATGCACTAATGGAATTTAACTCAATTCAAATAGTAGCGGTTCATAAAATTAAATTAGATATGATTCCTAGATTTATATATTCACAACACCCAAAGAATGTATATGACCCTAAAAAGTTAATACAAATATGGGAAGCTAAAATAGAAACTAAAGATCAAAGACATAAAGAAATAATGATGTCTTCAATAGATGAATTTTATGATATAAATAAAGAAATATCAGAAAAGTATAGTGTTCTTAACGACCACGTTAAAAGAATACAGAAAAGTTATAAAAAATATGGTAAATAATAAATAATATATACACTATGAAAAATATGAAAAAATTTAACGAGTCTTGGTTTTCTAAAAAAAGTAACCCTGAAGAAATAACAGATATAACTCCAAGAGGAGTTTCAAGAACTTCTATGCCAGCAGAAAGAAATACATCATCTGGATTATCAGAGGAAGAATTAGAAGAGTTAAAAAGAAATAGTTCATCATCTAAGGTTGAAACTAAAGTTGATACTTATTTTATGCAAGAAATATCAGATAGACTTTTTGGCCCAGATTCTGAAGGTTATATACAAGCTATAAAAGAATTGAATCTAAAGTTCAGACCAAGAGAAGGAAGAACAGCTAATCAATTCTATGATCCATCTATATCAGATGAAAGAAGACATAAAGAAGATGAAATAAATAGAAATATATTAAAAGACGAGTAATCGTCTTTTTTATTTTACCCAAAAAAGGAATATGTGAAAATTAATATATATTCTAAAATTTTATAATTCCTAAATGGCGTATAATGATGCAGGAAATTCAGCAAATTTCACTAATATAAATTCAGCAATAGAGAATAAAGGGTTATTTAGCCGTATTCTAAGAAATCTATCTAACTACGGAATGAACTATGATGATATGATCATCAGAAATCAAGTAGGTATTGGTATTAATGAGGATCCATACGCAGCAAGAGGAAATTCAATGTATGATTTCTTCTCACAAAGAGCAGTAGCCTCAGTATTAAATAGAAAATCAATTCCTTACTTAGATAAAGCTTATGCTGATAAAAGAAGAATCCTAAGAGAGTATTCTATCAAAGATGAGATTAGAGACTTCGTATCAACAATAACAGATGAGACAATCGTTTATAACGATGAGAAAGACTTCTGTTCACCAAGAGCTTTATCAAATGACTACTCACAAGAGATTAAAGATAAATATCAAGAATATTTCGAGAAAATATATAATAAATTTGGATTCTCTGATAACATCACTGCATGGTCAATGATGAGAGACTTTATGATTGATGGATATTTAGCAATTGAGATTATATATGATGATAAAAAGAAAAATATCATCGGATTCAATAGACTAAGACCTGAGACTTTAGTTCCTGCTTATGAACCAAATATTGGTCACTTATGGATTCAGTTTCCAGAAGATCCACAATTAAGAAGAATATTCTTAGACTCTCAAATAATTTACATTTCATATTCAACACAAAATGATTATTCAGAAACATCTTATGTTGAAGGTTTAATTAAACCATATAATCAGTTAAAAATTCTTGAACAAACAAGAATTATGTTTAACATTATTAACGCAACTGTTTACCAAAAGTTTACTATTCCGATTAAAGGTTTATCAAGACAAAGAGCTGAAGAACAAATTGGTCAATTAATACATGATTATTCAGAAGAAGTAGAATGGGATGAATCTTTAGGTACTTTACAAATTAACGGAGCTAAACACTTACCTTATAACAAACAAATTTGGTTTCCTGAGGGAGATGCTGGTACACCAAATATGGAATTAGTATCACCACAAGGACATGACTTAAATGATGAAACTATGTTATCTTGGTTTTACAAAGCACTTAAAAGAGCTTCAAAAATTCCAATGTCAAGATTTGAAGGTGAAAATGGTGGTGGTAATTTAATTACAGATGCTGCTGAGATGACAAGAGATGAGATTAAGTTTCACAACTTCATTAGTCGTTTAAGAGCTAACTTCAAAGAAATAATTGTTAAACCTATAAGATTACAGATGTTAATTGAGTTTCCTGAGTTAAAGGATGACGAAGTAATGTTAAATCAAATGGATATTCAATTCTATACTAACCAAGTATTTGAAGAATGGAAAAAGATAAACAATCTAGCTAAAAAATCCGAAATCGTTGGAACTTTACTTGGAGTAATGAATGGTGAGAAACCTTACTTCCACATAGAATGGATTATGGATAATGTATTTAAGTTAACACCAGAAGAAAAAGCAGAAAATCAAAAGTATTGGGCGAAAGATCCATCTACACTTGGAGCAGCACCAGAAGGAGGAGCACCTGCTGAAGGTGGAGCACCGGTTGAAGGTGGTGGAGAAGCACCTGCTGAAGGTGGAGAAGCACCAGCACAAGGAGGAGCACAAGCAGCACCAGAAGAACCACCTGCTGAAGGTGGTGGAGAAGCTCCAGCTGAAGGTGGTGGAGAATTTGAATTTTGATAAATTATTATAAAAATAAAAACCTCAGAGAAATCTGAGGTTTTTTTATTTGAGTATTTTATTTAACTTATACTCTCTTTTATCTTCCAATTCTAATGGTTCGGCTATTAACTCACCATCCGATATTTTAATTTGCCATTTATTACCAGTCTTTTCATCCAATAAGACTAACTTACTAATAACTGTACAACCATCGACATCAACATTAATTGCAGTTGATTTTGATGAACTACTTGAATTCACACTGAATAAATTACCTAAACCACTTGTTGCCATTTATATTAATTGAAATCTTTTTTTACCATCTTCTGATGTTGAGTTCCAGATATCTAAAGGTCTAACATAAATAGAACCAAAGTTAATAGATTTATAAACTACTAACTTTTCACCTGTTTCTGTATGAGTAGCTAAAGTGATTACTTCATAAGTACCACCTTTATAATGTTTATATCTCTGTCTCGGTAGCGGATAATCCATCTTGTATGTTTAATTTTTTTCCAGTAACTGGGTCATAATTTAATATTAACAACTCAACTCCTTTAGTTTGTTCTTTCTTTACGTCAGAGTTATTACCACCTTGAGCAGAACTTCTAAATACTTCTTTCTCAGTCCAAATATATTGGTCTCTTGGTAACAATTCCTCTAATAAAGGAAAATAATAATAAGATAATGACCAACGAGATTTAGATTTCTTAATCAACTCTAATAATCTTCTATGAGAAGCTGGTCCAAATACACCATCAGTGTCAGAACCATACCAGAATAATCTCTTAGCGTCATCTTCACCTTTAGCCTCATTAAAACGAGCATATGGTGGGTCTAAATAGATGTAAGTATCATCTGCGTCATATTTAGTAATAAGTTCTTCAAAATCAATATTAGTAAACTCTTTAATTGATTTTAACTTATTTGTATATTTGTTCTTTTTCAACTTATCAATAAGAACTTCTAATTTCAAACGGTCTTTATCTTTCTTATAACCATTAAAACCAGCACCACGAGGGTAAACTGAATTGTGAGCTGATGTAATCAAGAAAGCATAAATTGCAGCTTTTCCAAAGTTACCAATCTCAAAGTCCATATTATCAAGAAATTCATTCTTTTGATATTTCTTATAAATTCCTTTATAGAAGTCCCATTTTTTCAGTGGATCTGTCTCATCAGTTTTTAATAAAGTTTCTTTTAATCTTTCTAAGTATTTAACAAAGGTTTCAGGTTCTGAACAACACTTATATAAGTTCACCTGGTGACGATTTTTATCATTGTAAACAACTGTATCGAATTTAAGAGAATCGTCGTCCATATACGTTCCCATAGAGCCTGAGAAAGGTTCTAAATATGTTTTGATTCCAGTCTTAGGAATCTTTGAGTTTATAAACTCAATAAAAATATTAGAGGACTTGCCTCCAAAATATGAAATTACCGACATTTAATTGTTTTTATTTTTAATAATATCTTCTAATGATGGTCTTGTCTTTTGTTTTAAATTTAGTCGAATATCCATAAGAATTTTTCCTAAATTGTTTTCCCCATCTTTACATTTATTACAGGTACACACTCCCCAAAAATTGTCGTGCCACCAGTTCCCTTCAATTAATTCCATATCACCAGTACTTAATAACATTTCGGCTAGTTTTGAGTCCTTAAACTTTTCAGTAACTCCCCATTTCATAAATTCTAATTTCTTAGAATCCCAATCTTTTCTGATTTTAAGTTTACTACCTATTTTCTTAACGTCTCCAGGACTTTTGATTATAGCAATCAGTTCTCTGAAGTCAGCGGCGGTATAATAACTACCATTTAGAAACTGCATTTCAGTAACTTTCATAGCAACATAGTAGTGTTCAACAGATGGGTATGTTATACCCTTATGTTCTATCCGACAAGGATAGAAATTAGATAAAAATCCATATTTTCCTTCAAACTTATTAACCATATCATTTATATGATAAATAAGTATTTTGTTTAAATCTTTTCTTTTGGAAATTTTATCGGATAATCAACATAAACGTCTCCTTTACTTATTCTATCTAATTTAGAATTTAAAAGCTTCTTTTTTAGAGGAGAAACTCTATCAATCCACATGTGACCTTCTAAATGGTCATACTCATGTTGTAAAATTCTACATTTTATTCCGGAAAACTCTTTTTCATGAAAATTCCAATCTTTATCGAAATAACTCATAATAATTTTAGAAGGTCTTTTAACTTCTTCGGAAATTCTCGGAAGTGAAAGACAAGCCTCTCTAAATGAGAACTCTTTATCAAATTCCTCTTCAATAATAGGATTTATAAAAACTTCTCTAAAATCATCTAAACCATCATCTGGAAAATATTCAACCATTGATTTCGGATCAACTACAATTACTCTTATATTTTTACCAATTTGAGAAGCGGCTAAACCAATTCCTTTAGCATTATCCATTGTTTCAAACATATCTTGGATTAGCTGGTCCAATCCAAGATAATCTTTATCTATTTCTTCAGATTCTCTTCTAAGTACTGAACTTCCATAAGCATATATTGGTAAAATCATAAAGATTATATCATAATTCTAATAAAAGTTAGAAAAATTACTTATTTCTATCACTTTTGATATCATTAAGAGCATCAATAGTTAATTCCAACTCATATTTATTTTCAGAAGTCAACTCTTTCGCTCGGTTCTTTAGATACATTTCCCAAGAAATAAGATGGAAAACCAAAGTAATCATATAAGAAATTAAGTTGTTGTTGATAAAGAATGGAACTAATAGAAAAGCACCCATACTAAAAATCCAAAAGAATGTATTTGATGTGAAAAAAAGTAAAAACTTGTGCAAATTAATATAAACAGACAATTTGAAATCAGAGTAGTTCTTTGTCGTTTTAGATTCTAATTCTTTAATCTTGTAATAATTCATAGTGGTTGTTTTTAATTATTTATTTATATCTACAAATATAATAAACTTTTTTTAATTTGCCAAAAAAATTAAAAAAAATTAGTTTTTACATTTAATATATATAAAAATGTGAAGTATATCTCTTTTTAGTTTACTAAAAATGAATTTTTACATTTAATATATATAATTATAAAAAAATAAAATAAAAATATGAAGTATATCTCTACATACGAAAATTTTAACTATCAACCAACTAATGAAGAGTTCGTTGGCCTACTTAGTGCAAAAACCAGAAATGAGAAAATCAAACAAGGTTTTGAAAACGCATCAAAACTAATTGAAGGTGACAAATCTTTACAGGATAAAATAATGGCGGCTTACAACAGTCTACAAGAAAAACCATCTGTAGATGAAATGAAAGATGCTGTTGATATAGTTAGTGGTAGTGATGAAGCTCAAGTTCAAAGTTTAGAAAAAGAATTAAAAGCAGATCCTGTTACAAGTGGTGAGGCACAAAATGAATCAACTGAGGAACCAAAAACATTTATTCAAAAAGCTTTAGCGATTGTAGGTAAAATCTGGAAATTTGGAGTTAATCTAATCCATTTTATGGGAGCTTTAGCAATGATTATTTTACCATTCACTGCAAAATTAGGAGCAACGGTAATTACGTCAGGTGAAGCTACTGGAAATACATCACTTACTTGGTATGGTGGATTATTATTAGTAGGTGGTATTCTTGCTATGATGGCTTTCATTTGGAGAAAAGTATCTGCTTCAGTAGATAAAAAGTAATAACAAACAATTTTTAAAATATTAAGAAGGAGAGACATTGTTTCTCCTTTTTTTATACAAAAAAAAATCTCACTTTTTAGTGAGATTTTTTTCTTGTGGAGATGACCAGGTATTGCACCCGGTGTCTTTTTCAGTTGTTAATAATTATTCGTTTACAGGCTTAGTAAATTTTTATAAACTTACAAACTTTTTACTTTTTTTGAGAAACTCTAATAAGTAACAAAAAACCATTTCACTCTTTTAGTCTTGTGTGAAACAAGTTGGAGAATTTTTGATAATGAACTGTTGTTAGACAGCCATTAGATCTTCTACCAAGATCATGTTGTTTTGTAGAGCAGCTACTAAATCTTCACTGGTTCCTACTTCATTTGTTTTGCCATTTACGACTTTACCATCTAATTTATTAATCGGAACAGTTGACAACCCGATACCTGCATAATCACCACCACTCTGCAAATCAATTCTATAAAACATCCC